CTCCGTGAGGGGTGTGTTGGCAATACGCTGCGCCCGCGAAACTCGGGATTGAATAGGACGTTTCTTTCGCTTTTGGCGATTTCTGCGTCTCTTCCTTGCTCTGCTGTTTGGCATGTTGGCAATTGTTGTTTGTTGAGGGGTAGAATTCTTGTGGGGTTCAATCCCTGTTGGTCTCTGATACGAAATCAGGCGGAGGTTACGCCTCCAGGTGCAGATTAAAAGCCCTACGTAGCAGATCATGGGTCTCTTCCGAGCCCGATTTGAGCTCTCGGATGAGACCGAAGATCCGCTCATCCGTCGGTTCCTTGAAGAGGAACGCGCAGATGGCTTTTTGTACAGATTCCAAGACTGCGTAACAGCCGAGATTGTCTTTGGTGAAGGTGTGGGAGCAGAACGAGATCTCGGGGTTTCCCGGATCGATTCGTTCGACCTCCCTCAACTGGATGCCGATTTCGTTGTACCTCGCTTCGTACTCGGCATTGGTTAAGGGGGTTCCCTCGACAATGTCGTCTCCCGAGCAGATGGCCCACACGGAGCCACATTGCTGGGCGCAGAGTAGACGGTCGATCGCATTGAAATCGCTCGTCATGAAACATCCGGTAGGGATGTCTCCGGCGACTCTCTTTTGGACGATCTGTCCATCCACGTGCCATGCGCCCCGATTGAGGCAGAAGACGTATGTCAGGAGTGCTTGTTTGAAAGTGAGTGAGATTTCACCGACGTGTGAGAACACGGCAGTGAGCATCATGTCATTACTCTGTGAGCTCTCCCATCCCGCTACGTCACTTTTAACCACGTTGGTACCAGACCAGCTGGTGTTCTCGCGGAGTGTGTTGACGTCTTTAAGGATGAGTTCGCTCAGTCGTTCGTTGAAACCGATTCCCTTCTTGATGTCTCCATCCAGTTCCTCGCGGTGAATCGCCTTGGACCAATGTCGGAGAAGAACTCTCTCGACAATCTGGTTGACCAGCGCTTGCGCGAGAATCGAACGTGGCATCCCCCGCTTGCGGGCGGGGTTGACCTCCCCCTTGATGAAAGGGGAGTAAGGATCCCAGTATTCCAGCAACGTCCCAGTGTCTTGGAGTTTGACACGGAATTCGTCGTCAGAATCGAAAAATGACAAGAGGCGGTGCAGTGACGTGTGGAACACTTCCTCGGAGTTATCATCCAACACTTCGCTGTTTTTCCGGTAGTATGGGAATCCCGACTGGCCGTCTTGGCGCAAATCGTTATCCATCACCTCCCGGATGGTTTCACAAAGCATCTGGATGTCGACTCCTCCATCTCTAATGTATGGCGGATCCTGAATCACTGGGACTCTGGCTCCGGGTGCGATTCCGTGTTGACGTTGAG